ACGACCTTGCACTCCCAGACGTGGGGCGTCTTGGGCGCCGCGGGATGGCCCAGGATGACGCCATCCATATGTCCTGCTATGTGACCGCCAGCATCGAGCACCTCGAACTGGCGCCCCGTGTCTGGGTCACGAGTAAGCAGTGTCAGCCCTGGCGTCCTTGCTATGTCAGCTGCGACGATATCTTCGTTGTTGATACCATCTCTGATAGCCCTAAGACCCTTGGCAGGGATGTCGCGATCGTGAGCCCACAGCCAGCCATAATATTGCCTGCGGTTGCACATACCCCCACCCGACTGACCTAAGTGCAGCCTGGGTGGTCTTAATTTTTCAAGCCTCTCCATCTCTCGGTCTGCCGCCTCGAGAGCTGGATCTGTTTTACGTTCTACTTTTAAACTTACCATCTGCTCCTCTTTATTTTTAAGCGCGCCGCGAAAGGGGAAAGGGGGTCTCTCCGCGCGCTGACGGGGTTTTTCGGCGACCCTTGGCACTCACCGTCTAATCCAGAATAAAAAGGCTGGGGCCGAAGCCCCAGCAGTTGAACTAGCCCTGCCACGCGGGAGTGACGGTAGCGGGGCTAGCGGCTGGAACAGGAGAGCCAGCCTTTGGTAACCAAGCGTCTATTTCATTTCTTTGAGGGTCGTCGTCTCGAATTTTGACGCGCACGCGCACACTGCGTGCGAGCATCGCATCGCTGTCACCATTGAATAGCTTACCAACAAGGTCGGCCGACTTCTCGATGTCCTCTAATTTTTCAGCAGCGATCTGCGCTACAGTATCTTTTGGATGCCACAGGTTAAGTATTTCCCAGACGCTGCCATGCCCGTCGCTCTTTACCTGCACAGATAAGTACCTGTTTCCGGTTTTGCTGATTTTTTCTTCTGCCGCGACAATCTCGCCATCATAATCACCAGCCGGAATAGGCCCATAGCTGTTTGAGCTGCCCTCGGCCGGACGTTCAATATTTAAACTAACCATCTTTTTTAGTTCCTTGTGTGATTGCGGTGATTAAAGCTTCCCATTGCAGAGGCAGTTCATCGGGAATGATGTATCGAGTTTTTGCGACAAAGTTTGGCCGACTAGCGCAGCGCAGAACGCGCTCACCACTGCCGATTGCCTTTATTCTTTTCTGACCAAACGATGCAGTCGTCTCAGTGGTGGTCATTTTGTGATTTGCAAAACCTACGACGTCGCAAAATTCGGTGTAGAGGTCAGCTGCTCTCTTGTGCAGTTTTATCTCGAACCGGTCAAAAGCCTCGGTGGTTGGATCTTCGAACCGTTTAACCTGGCTATGCGCAAGTAGAACGCACGCCATGCCTTTTTGTTTCCGCAGCTGCGTTAACTTTCCAAGTAGCTGTCTGTGGTACGCTAGCGCTGCGATATAACCTTTGCCGTACCCGCCCCCAACTTCTTCGATACTCGATACGCCGGCGTCTTTTACACATTGGTCCCAGACCAGTGTTTCTAACCAGTCCAGACTATCTATAGTGACGACGGTGTACTTATGGTCCTCTGTTAAAAGGTCATCCAGCGCCTGCATAACTTCTGACACTGATTGACAGAGCGGAAAGCGATGCACACCGACAACGTCGGCGCCCTCTTCAGTCGGTATGAAAATACAATTTTCACCAGCTCCGGCCGCAAAGGTCGTCTTTCCAACCCCAGGCGGTCCATAAATTGTAATCCTTGGTGGGGCCATAGCCGCCCCTTTTTGTATGTTACTTAAAGACATTTTTTCTCCTCTCTCTCTTTCAATAATTTGTGAAAAGTCTGCTCAGAGAGCAGGTAGAGCCTCGGGCTCCTGTCTGCTCTGATTGCGACAACCTCAGTTGTCTCGTCTTGGTTCATTGCGTCGTACAACAACTTGAAGCCTGACTTCCGACGCTTGCATTCAATTCGCAGCCCCCCAACAACAACGTCTCCGCAAAAGTCGTCGCCCAGCTGATTTTTAAAGGCGCCGCTGCCGAACACCCTGGTCGCCTCGAGCCCAGCTGCTTGAGCCGCTACAACGACTTCGCGCTCGAGCTCGTAACCACGCTGTTTATTTCTGGCGCTCATTGCACACCTCGACGTGATCCTCAGCGCAAACCGCGCCGTCAGTTTTCTTTCGGATAATTTCAATTGTGGCTGGGCGGGGCATCCTTTTACCGACGCAGTAACAATGGGCAGACGGCTGACTGATACCGAAAAAGCGCGCCGCCTGACTTGTGTTCCAACCCTTCAACTCGATCCAGTCTCGTAATCTCATAATGACGTTTCGTAATTCTTATAAGGTAAGTAAACGATGACGTTTTGGTTGACAAGAAAAAATAGTGTTTGCTACAAACTTAATCGGCTACACAAAAAAATAACTAGGTAGCCGTAACAAAGTGGCGGGAGTAGATGGCTAAAAATCGAATAGCGGAATTTGCTGCTAAGGCAGGGTATAAAATTCCAGAGCTGGCAGAGATGATCGGGATGAGACCGCCTACTCTGCGTTGTTACACACGGCACGAGCGCGAACCTCGAGAAGAGCTGGCAGAGATGATTGCGTTAAAGCTTGGCTGCTCAGCAGCTGAGATTATGGGCCTGCAAGCAGTAGGTAATGACGAGCCCACAAAACGTATACCCTTATATGGCAACGCAGCAGCCGGCTTTGGCGACGATACAACAGACGTTACACAGCCTGTCGATTACATAGAGCCTCACCCGAGCTGCGCTAATTCACCAACTGCATATGCTGTGTTTATAAACGGCGATAGTATGGAGCCTCGGTTCAGAAGTCGTGAGATTGTTTACGCGAAGCCTGGAAGCCCAGCGCGCCGCGGGGACGATGTAGTGGTGCAGTTGCACAAGGCTCGAGGTGAACACACCGCCATCGTAAAGCGCTTTGTTAAACGCGACGACAAAGTTTTAACCCTGCACCAGCTGAACCCAGACAAGGTTATTCAGCTCGACATGGAATCGGTCGAAGCTATTGCGGTAATCGTCGGCACAACTATTTCTTAATTTTAGAATTGCGTTTCGTAATTATTTAGATTACGGTCTCTGCTCCACAATAAAGGAGCAGACCACATGTGGATTATCGAAACCGTTACGCTGCTGGGCTTAGTAGGCACTGTCTATGCCGTCCTGGTCGTCAGCTGCGCACTCGTAGACGGGTGTTTAGTATGACACCCACTTTTTTAACACTAAGCGAAACAGCATTACGTCTTTTTGGCTCTCCACATTGGAGAGCCAGGAAGCGCACAAAAGAATTAGTCGAGGCTGGTGAGTTAAATCCGGTCGAGCTGACTAACCGCCTTTACTTTAACCCAGCTGAAATTTCTCAATACAAGGAAGAACGTCATGGAATGTGAGAGGTGCTTTGGCAATGATTTTTATTTTGATAGCGAGGGCAAACGTCAAAATTGCGACCACAGTTTTGACGAGCCGCTACTGAGAAACGTAGCGCTGGCAATGGCGCAGGCGATTATCAACGGCAGTCGACGAGATAAATATGGAGACAATTCTCTTCCAATGGTCGCCAGCCTTTGGAGCCTCTACCACGATCGAGACGTCGATGCTCCAGAGGTCGCAATCAATATGGCCTTGCTGAAATTTGGGCGCCTAAAAAATTGTCCTTACGACAAAGACACGATCATAGACCTAATCGGTTACCTCGCCCTTTATTATGAAATGATTAGCTTAGCGATGCGCTGCCATGACTAAATTTATCCAATCCTTACCAACGCGCCGAGAGCGCTATCGTCATAACTTGAAGTGCGCAGCGCGCATAAAAGAATATTGGAATGAGAGAGGCTACGACATCACAATCTCTGTCGACCCCATTGATGGAATTCAAAGTGATTTAGTTAACGGGATGCCTTTGAGGAGGCTTGATAAGCAGGCAGCAAAAGACTAGCTGCCTGCGTTCTAAAATTCGCTGCCTCAGCCTCACTCAAAAACTGATATGAAAAGACCTGGTCATCCTGGTTAATGACCACATCCCACACACCGTCATCTTTAATTTCATGGATAGTAATTTTGAGCATAGGTACAGATTACGTTTTAATTACGAAACCTGCACCCATTATCGTTACTCAAAAAATAGGCTCAAATTAACCGTTAAAAATAACCATCAAATTGATGGTCAACTTACAAGCTGTAAATTGATCGCCGTTCGCCGCTCGTCAACTTCGAATGCTAAATTCTCTGGCATATTCTTACGACGCAACTCTGCCCATTTTTTTATAAGTTCAAGCGTTGTAGTGCGCTTTCTCAAAGAGAGTACCTCTTGAAAATATGCCGGACAGACGACTAATTCATAGGTAAGCACCAGCATCAGGCTTGGGAAAATTAACATGCGACGCGCGTCCTTTGGATCTTTTTCAACAACAAAAGAACCAGCCTCCCTTCCTGCTTTCAAAAATCTTTCAAGGGTGGACGCCGACGTCTTCAACTCCCATGCAGCTGACGCTCGATCAGTAGGAACACCTTTATAAAAATCTCGCATCAACATCAGCCAGAGCCGTGGACCAACGCCCACGTCGGAGACCGGCTCAACCTCGGGGAAATGTGATAGCGATTGCAGCTCATTCAGAGCTCGAAGCCGAGCTGTCGTGACCGGCAACAGCTCTTTACGCATTGGCTCGGCCTCGACATATTTGATAGATGGACGCATATGAAGTGGATTTGATGCAATTTCTTTCGCCATCGCATCAGTTTCAAACCCGAGTTTTTCAAATCGATACCATTCGTTACCCATCACAATACCCCCATCACTTGATCCATTTTATTTACGGCGCTCTGATCCAAGTCAGGATCGTTAATCATATGCGCGTAATGTCGCTGAGTAATCGCGACACTTTCATGCCCCATCACATACGTTATCTCCTCAATCGACCTTTGCCCAGAGTAGAAAAGCTTTGAGGCGAAATAGTGGCGCAGCAACCGCAGCTGCGTCTCGACCCCTGCCCTCTTCTTAATCGGGTTCCATACGCGCTTTACAAAATTAGCGCGATCGTGGGGTGAACCGTTCTTTGAACAAAAAACCAAATCATGTGGGTTTGGTGTTCTATCGATAAACCTCTGCTGCTGTTTCCACTCGAGCAGCGCCTCACGCAACTGAGACGACAGCTGTATGGTTCTATAACCAGCCTTTGTCTTAACCTGGCCTAGCTCGTCGTCACTTGTAAGCGCTTGCCGGACATCGATCTTGCCTTTGCCCTCGAAATGAATGTTTGACCAGCTGAGGCCAAACAGTTCGCCAACTCTAAGACCAGTGTGCGCCGCGGTAAGGACAAGTGTCTTATCGTGCAAATTCTCACACGCATTTTTAAGAGCAATAACTTGCAAGTCACTAGGAACAGCTAACGGCTTGTACGCGCGCTTATTAGGATCAACTGGCGCCTCACAACCAGCGTAGAGGCTTGTCTTTGTGTACTGCATTCTGAGAGCAAAATTGCAGATCATCTTAAAAATGGTCCAGCGCTTTGTGTTCGTCGAATGCGACCTCGAAGGAATAAAAATTTGTGGTTGTATGGGAGAGAAGACCAGCGCTGGAGTAATCTCCGACAAGCGCAGCTCGCCAAGGGTTTTTAATTTATTATCTCCGACAACCGGTGTTTCAAAATTATTAAACTCCCGAGCTCGTTTGATTTTCTCATCCCGCTGCTTCTTTGTGATGGTTTCACGACCAACCAGCTCACAAAAATCTTCGACGAGATCCGAGAACAAAGGATCGACTTCAGCCTTATAGGTGCTGCCGACGTTCGCGATGCGCCGGTCGCGCTCGGCAATTGCGAGCGCTTCGGTTGGTGCAACGCCAAAGCATCCTTCGACGTTGCCGATGTAGTTGCGGATGTCCCACTGCCATGTGCCGTTTGTCCGCTGCTGTACTTTCCTTGGTTTCATTTTCTGCTCCTTATGCTCGATATGTCCTGGCTGACGCTTTCTCGATCTGCTTGTGCGCAAGCAAATATCTGCAAGCGCGGCTAAGGCGATTTTTCGAAATCT